AGCAAGCGAGCCGTTGAACAACTTGGCTAAGACGCTTCCGTTTAACGTTGACACGGAGGTAGCGTGATGAAGCGAGTCGGAAAGAAAAAGAAGAGCGGATGCGATTGTGGCTGGGGTGATTGCGGAGACTGCGACTCTAAGAAGAAGAAGAAGACGGGCGTACAGATGTCTCCCTCATGCAATCAGCGCGTAGGGAAGAACTTCAAGCAATGCACGACGACGATCGGAGAAGAGCAGCCTCCGCAGCCGTCCGCTATAAAGCCGAACCAAGTAGTCCACCCAGTGAACCCGCAGTTTGCGGACTCCGATGGTCGTAAGGACAACTCAGGAGGCGGGGGTCCAGACGACAACGACGGAAACGGTGACGGAAACGGTGACGGAAACGGTGACGGCAACGGTGACGGTGGCAACGGTGGCATCAGTGAGCAAGATCTGCTGGATCAGATGGACACTGACGGGGACGGTTATATCTCTCAGGAGGAGTGGAACGCTTGGCGGCAAGCAATTAACGAGTTGATCCAAAACCAAGAGTACGACCCCCTTTATGATGTCAATGGCGATGGGGTCGTCAACTGGCAAGATAAAGCTGCTGGTGCTGAAGTTTGGCAAAATAATCAAGACCCCGGCCAAGAAGAGCCGCTGACTGGACCTGACAGGCTCGTGAAGGGAAACCTTCTGACTCCGATGGACGTGAACGAGTACGTCAAGAAGCGGGATAAAATCGTGAACAAGCGCAGGATCGGCAAGAAGCGGAAGTACAGTGCGCCTACCGGATTTACGAGCGACCCCGGAGGCGGTGCCGGTGGCAGTGGAAGCACGCCTCCTGCAAGCGGCGGCGGTTGATGGATGAACGACTGAAGGATTTTCGGAACTTCCTGTATCTGGCTTGGGATCATCTGGGTCTGCCGGACCCTACTCCTATTCAGTACGACATTGCTGATTACATCCAGTCAGGACCGAAGAGACGAGTCGTTCAAGCATTCCGGGGCGTGGGTAAGTCTTGGATTACGTCCGCGTACGTATG